CGAGGTAGTTGGCCGTGGGGAACAGGCTGCGGGGGCTGCCGTTGACGTCGCGGCCGCCGAGGTCGAGTACCGACCCGAACGGGCCGAGCCGGTCGGCGGCCATGGCAATGAACGTCCACGCCGCGTCATGCATCAGACACCCCACACGGACGCGAACAGCTTCTCGTCGGCTTCGACTTGGGCGACCCGGGCCGGGTCTTCGACGGTGGAACGCAACGGGTCGAGGTGGCGGGCGTGGCAGCCACCGACACAGACGGTGTGCTTCCCGGCGGCCCGCACCCGCCGCTCGAGGTCGGCGTCGCCGTACCACCACTGGTATCGCTCATCGAACCGCAGGCCGGTTTCGCCTCGGAGCATGAACGCCCAGCCGCTCATCGTCTGCCCCGACTTCTTGTCGGTCGACGTGGCCAATGTCTCACCCGGGCGTAGAGAATGGTTCCGCCAGTTCGGGTAGGCGATCCAGTTGTCATCGTCGGAACGGAGACCGGCGGCGAGTTGGGCGCAGAACCGGGCGGGAACCTCGACATCGTCGTTGATCACCAGCACGTTGTACGGGCCCCCCTCGGCGGCTTTCTCGGCCATGTCGAGTCCGGTGTTCCACATGCGGTGCAGCGGCCAGCCATGCGCTTCGATCGCCCCGGCCGGCGGGGTGTCGTAGCCGTTGTCGAACACGAACAGCCCGGTGGCCTGGCCGGCGAGTTGGGCCCGCAACGTGGCCAGCATCTCGGGCCGTTCCCGGCTGGCGACCACCACATAGGTCGGAACCGTTGAGGATGGCGAGACGGGGAACTGGGCGTCGAACGCTTCCCGGTCGAGGAAGATGCCGCCCTTGGCGTGGGTGGTGCCCACCCCGGTGTGGACCCAGATTGGGATGTCGACGGCGGCGAGACGAATGCAGAACGACAGGTCTTCAGAGAACGTCGGGCCGTTCGGGTGGGTAACCGGGTCGAACCAGTGGTCGGCGTACTTCTCCCGGACCCGTTCCAAGGCTGTGCGGTGAACCAGCAGGCAGGCGGCGCCGGTCGCCGACACCTCCACCATCCCGTCGTCGGGAAAGTCGAGGATGGACTGGAACCCGACCTCGGTGTCGGTTTCGACCCACCGGTACGCCGACGGGACAATCACGTACTTCTCTCCGTGAAACATGCCGGGGCCGTTGGCCCGCAGCGCGAAACACAGCCCGCCGACAACCGGCCGGGTGTCAGGGTCGGCGACGGCGATCAGGTCGTCGACGGTGGTCGGGGCGAACCCCATGTCGGAATCGACCATCCACAGCCATTCGCAGTCCGTGGCGCCGAGGAACTTTTCCGCCACCTCGTTGCGACCGGCGACAAGGCCGCCGGCGGCGCAGAACTTCGGCAGCTGACGGACGAGCCGATGAGACCCGATCGTGGCGTCGACGAGGTACAGCTCGACGAGCGACATCCCGAAACACGAAGACCACTCCCCGCCATGGAGGAACCCGACGGCGACCGTCCCCGGTTTCACCCCGTCGACCTCGGACGACCCCGGGTTCGTTTCTCCCCCGGCGCTGCCGTTGCCTGCTCGATCTCGACCGACTCGACAATCCCGCCGCTCGTATCACGAGGCGAGAACGCCCACGGATACGCCTTCACCAGCTTGTCGGCCGGGTCATAATCGACAGCCGGGTCAAGCACGACCATGACCCCGTCGGAACCGGGCTGGCGGACGATGACCGGAGAGGTCGGATGCGGCATCAGATAGAAACCTCCTCCTAGACAGGCGCAGGGTCGGCGAGGTCCGGGGCGGTCTAGGCGCCCGGACCTCGCCGACAGCTATGGCGTGTGTGCTGCTGCTACGCGCTGGTCTTGTCGACCAGCAGTCGGAAGGCATCGACGTTGGTGACGTCGGAACCGTTACGCCACGTCGCGTACCAGCCACGGCGGCCGTCGGGCAGGTTGGACGTCGTGTTGAACAGGTGCGGGATGTACTCCACGCTCATGCCGCCGGGACGGTCCACGATCACGAACTGGGAGAAGTCCCCGACGAGGATCTCCTGGTCGAGAGCGGTCGTGGTCTGTGCGGTGGGGGCGTCGTCGGATTCGACCAGGGCGTGGCCGAGGATCCGGCCGGCGACCGGCTGGGTGAGGTCGCCGGAGTAGCTGGCGGACACCGCGGTGCCGAGCGCCTTGACCGCCAGCGTGTACAGCGGGTTGGCAACCCAGGTTGACATGGTGCGGTACCGCTTCGGGACCGCCTTGTAGAGGGCGTGGATGTCGACGAGGCCGACGGTGGCCGCCGTGGTGGATGTCACCCGAGATGCGGTGACGGCTGCGACGGCGGTGAACACACCCTTGGGCTCGGTTGTACCGGCGCCGGTGGCGTGCGCTGCGCCTTCGAGGCGGTCCTTGGCGTCGGCGAACATCATGAGCAGGTCGCCGGCCAGGTTGGCGATGTCCTCGGTGGCGGAGATAGACGCTTGGACGAACGCCTGGGCCCGAATGGTGGGGATGCTCGGGTTCCCGAACGTGGGGCTGTCGTCGCTGACCTCCACGACCTCGCCGTCCCACGATGCGGTGACACCGGCGGAGGTGATGCCGTTCCAGGCGGCCTGGCCGTCGGTGAGGGTGACGACCCGGGAGATCTTGCGGATCTCGTTGGTCGACAGGGCCGACGTCAAGATGATCGTCGGGTCGAGGTGGGTGGGGAGGAGGAACTTGCCGTTAGCGTTGGTGGTCACACCGAGAACGGTGCGCTCCTCCGGGGTGAGGGCGAATTCGCGGTGGGTGAACACCTTCGCCCAGGCGTTGGCGTAGTCGTCGGTGGAACGGACGATGACGCTGCGGACCCAGTCGCGGTCGGCGGAGTGCCGCTTGAGGAGCGAGCGGACGTGGCCCATGTGGTCGGCGTCGACCTTGTCCTCGAGGCAGCGGGTGGCGGCGTCGGCCAGCTGCTTCGGGGTGGCGGTGCGGTCTTCGACGATCTCCATGGGGTCCCGGTCACGCTTCACGTTCGGCGGGGTGTAGCGGGCCCCGTCGCCGTCCTCGGCGGCGCCGGGCCGGGTGAGGGAGTCGGCCACCGTGTTGCGGGCCTCCATGGCGACGATCTTCGAGCGGGTGTCTTCGAGGGTGACGGTGAGGGTGTCCCACTCGGTCTGCTCGGTGTCGTCGAGGGAGCGGGCCTCTGCGGCCGTGTGGATTTCGTGCATCCGGGTCTCGGTGGAGACCAGGAGGGCACGGAGCTGTTCGAGATTCATCAAGATGCCTTTCGGATCAGGAGTGAGCGGAAGAACGCGGAGCGTTCGCCCGGGGTTGCTCCCGAGGTGGCCTCATGGCCGGCGTCGGTGTCCTGCTCCGGCGAGGTGCCCGTGGGGGCGGCGTCGTCGGACGATTCGATTTCGGAGCGCAGATCGGCGATGAGCCGCTGCTGCTCGTCGTCGTCGAGGTCGGCGAGGAGGGAACGCACACCGACGCTGGTCGACTGGTAGGCGGGGAACACGACCGGGCCGAGCTCGAACAGTTCGACCTCGTTGATGGTCCGCACCGGGATCTCCCCCGATTCGTCCCACTCCTCGCGGATCACCCGGAACCGGAACGACATGCCGTCGATAGCGCCGGAGGCGATGGCCTGGCGGATCGGTTCGACCCGGGCGTTGTCGTGCATCCGGGCCCGCACGAACAAGCCGTGCTTGTCCTCCCGCAGTTCCTCGACGGCGCCGATGGGGACGGAGCCGGTGGCGGCATCACGGCCGTGGTCGAACTGGAGGACTGGCTTGCGTTCGCTGATCGTCTTGGAAAAAGCACCCCGTTCGATCTTCTCGTCGAACTTGCCTTCCCACGAGTCGATGCGGGTGGTGTCGCCGAACACGGCGCCGTATCCCTCGAGGGTGAACCCGTCGCCGGTGTCGTCTGCTCGGAACGGGGCGGCGCGGTACACGTTGTTCTTGGGTGCTTTCATGGTGTGCTCCCGTGGTCGAACTCTGAGAGGAGAAGGGCGGCGGCGGTGAGGATGAGCTCGTCGTCTTCGCGTGGGTCGCCCGCGTGGGTGAGAACATCGGCGCGGGTAGTGCCTCTGGCGTGCCCGTTGCGGGCCAGCAGGTCGAACCCGCCGATCTGATGGCGGGTCCGGGTCGTCCCTTCGCCTTGGGTGACGGCGACGGCCGCGATCGTTTGGCGGCTGCGTTGTTCGCCGTGCCCCCAGGCGTAGGCCGAGACTGTGAGGCGGAGTGTGGAGCGGCCTTCGCGGTGAAGGCCCTGCAGCGGGGCGGGGCGGTCGGGGGACCAGACCGGACCTGCGAAGCCGCCACCGACGACCGGCGGCGAGACGGGAGGTGCAACAACGGCGTCGGCGTAGCCGCCGGCGTATCCCCCGGCGTAGGCCATGGATCAGCGGTTCTCGGGGTGGCTCCCCGCCCCGGAGGAGAAGGTCATGCGTCGTGACCCGTCGGCCGGGGCGGGGAGCAGCCCCACCCTACCGCTCCGTATCGAGGGCCTAACCGGCGAACTGTGCGCCATCAAGAGGTCTGCGCCTCGGGCAGGAACTTGGCGAGGCAGTCCGGATTGGCGCACTGCCAGGAGCCCTCGTCCTCGACCGCTTCGCACGGTGCGGTGTCGTCGGATTCGCAAATGGGGCACGTCATCGTGGCCTCCATCAGATCAGCAGCATCCGGAACCACGGCAAAGACCCAGCGAGCACCGCGTAAACCCAGTCGATCTCAACAGCCCCGTCGTAATAAGCGGCCACAAAGATCCTCTGCCCGGCTTGAGCATTCGCCACTGCTGGATATTGCAGCTTCGACAATGGATCGAGCATCTGGGTAGCGCAGTTGTACTTGTGGAAGATAACGTTCAGGTTGTTGTTGTCGTGGATGTAGATGATCCCCTTGTGGGCGTAGTAACTCACGCCAGCGCCGAAAGTCTGGAACGCGGACTGGCGGCCGTAGGTAAGAGGCCCGAGCGCCCAGGTGTTCGACGGGATGTCGTAGACGTCGAGCACGTTGCCGGCGGTCCCACGAAAGCTGTAGAGACGGCGGCCGTTGAGGATGGCATTCTCGGAAGTGAAGGTTGCATCGGCTGAGTCGGAGATCCAGTTCAGCGAACATGCGACACCGGCAGCGGCTGCCCTGGCCCCGCCGGGGGCGACGGTGATCCATGTGTCGCCAGTCGCCTGCGCGTTGGCCGACAACCCGGCGATCCCGCTGATGGCGTACCGAAACATGGTGACGGCGTTGTTGCCGATGACCCAGATCCAGTCGTCGTTGCCTTCAATCACGTAGACCGATGTGGCGTCGGGGTTCGTCGTCCAGTTGGCTGACACGGTGAGGACCGTGCCGGTGTTGGAGTTGATGGTGCGGATCTGTCCGGCGCCCGTTCCGGAGGTGATGCGGACCTGATAGTTGGCCCACTGGTTCGTCGCCCACGCCTTGCCGGAGTTCGTGAGCGTCGCCGCGGCTCCGGCGGTGGCCGTGCCAGAGGCGATGGCTCCGGCGAAGCCGCCGGCGGCGGAGGTGCAGCACAGTCCGGCTGTGGCGATGCAGGCACCATCTAATGCCCAGGATGACCCGGGTCCCGAGGTTACGGACTTGGCCGTCCAGGCGTTGGTGGCGACGTCGTAGTACTTCCATGTGACGGCCCCGCTGGTGGCGGTCAGGATCCAGAACCGGCCGGACATGACCTGGAACACCGAGGTGCTGTCAAAGCCGGTGCCAACCGCGGCGAAGGTGAAGACGGCGTTCGCTCCGTAGGTGTTGGAGACGATCGTGACTTCCTGACCGGCGCCGGTCCCTGCCGTACAGCGCATCTTGTACCCAGCCAGGGAACCCGGGATCGTCAGTGTCGACGTGGCAGTTGTTGTCGACCCTGCCGATGCGGTAAACGAAGGGCCATACGGATGAAAAGTGCCGCAGCTCCCAGCCGCCGGGGTGCCGAGGGTACCCGACGGGATAAGGACCCAAGCGTCTTCGTTGATGACGTAGAGATAATGAACCGTGCTTGATGCCGCGAAAAAAACCGTCGGCACGGCCCAGTTCGGAGGCGTTGCGACGAGCAGTGCCCCAACGACGGGAGCGGTCGGGACCGGGCTGAGCGGTTCCCACTGCTTCCGATCGAGCATCTTCCTAAGGTTCACGGCAGTCGTCATGCGGTTACCCCGATCCCCGCCCGGAGGGGCGCCACCATGGCCTGCATCTGGGCCACTTGGTCATAGACAGCGGAGTTCCCGCCGATATTCGTGATCCCAGTCACGGTTGTCACCGTCCCAACAGTCGTGACTGTCCCCACTGTCTGGGCGCCTCCAAGCGGATCGATCAGCACCCGGAGCCGACCCGACGGCGGGTCGATGGCCAGGCCGATAGGACCCAATCGGTTGAGCAGCGCCGACATGAGTTCTTCGACGATTCCGACCTGGACGGGTACCACCTGATCGGAGGGGAGGACGACCGGCGCCGATGCGGCCATGGTCGCCTGCCCGTTGGGGTTGGCCGGGTTGTAGCTCATATGACGAACCAGTCCGTTCCGTTTGAGATGACGTCCACCGACGCATACCGCACGGCCAGGGCGGCGCTCGCCCCGCCGTCGATCGTTTCGGCGGCGTGGCGGGCGACGACGACATTGTTCGAGCTGGCGTCGATCTTCTTGACCGTCACCAGCGCATTGAGGGCCGGGACGGGCAGAGTGACGGTGAGCGCCCCAGAAGTGGCGTCGGCCAGGATCACGTCCCCGGCAACGGCGGCGTAGGCGGTCGTCTTCGTCGCGACGGCCAACACAAGAGAGCCTGAGCGTGCGTGGTCCCCGGCGGCGGCGGTGGTGCTGCTGGTGCCGAGGCTGCGGAGGCTGGCTGTGCCGGCGGCGGCGTTGGCGGCCATGGCGTCGCCGCCGCCTGGTTCGTGCTCCGCGTGGTGGGCCTGGGCGTGGTGGTCGTTGGCCGACACGTCCGACAGGGAGTCGTGGGACATAGCCAGCGCGTCGTGGGCGGCCTTGGTGTGGCTGGCCGACAGGTAGAGAGCGGCCGTGTCGGTGATGCCGTGGACCGAGGTGCTGTCAGCCTCGTGGGCCGCGACCTTCGCCGCCGACCCGGTGGTCGTCTCCAAAGCCGACGTGTCCGTGATGCCATGCACGCTGGTGGAGTCCGCTTCATGGGCAGCGACCTTCGCGGCGGAACCGGTCGTGGTCTCCAGGACCGACGTGTCGGTGATGCCATGGACAGCCGTGGTGTCTGCGGCGTGGCCGTCGAGCTCGTTGTGTTCCGCGGCCAGCGTGTTGTGGTCAGCGACATGCTCCGCGACGGTGTTCGCCGCGGTGCGGTCGGTGGGGAGCTGCGTCACGCGGACGCCACCGCGAACAGCATTTCGTGGGCCCACGACGTTCCCGGCGTCAACGACACCGGGCCGTTCATCCGGACCCGCTCGACCAGAGTGTCGCCGTCGAAGAGGAGCCCCTCGTCGAAATCGACCGGGCTGGTGAACGGACCGAAGAACCCGCGGGCCATCACTGAACCCTCAGAACGCGACCAGCCACCACTGACGACCTTGTGGCGCCGGTACCCGCTCACGGCCGGGAGTTCAACGCCGCGACGAGCCAGCCCGATCGACAGGGGCCGGGCCGCTACGAAGTAGGACTCGAGTAGGGCGTCAGGGAGCGGCATTCGCGACCTCGATTCCGATGGGGCGCCCGAGCTCGTCGCGCACCACATGCAAACGCTTACCGTTGCGGCCTGCCCCGAACCCGACCGGGACCTCATCAGCGCGCCCGGAACGGGCCGGCGGCTGCGCCCCGGGCGCCTGGAGTTGGACCGATACCAACCCGGTGTGCTTGAGGAGCCGGAAGTCGTCGTTGTCGACGGCCTTGATGGCGCTGGCCGGGTCGAACCCCTCCCGGATCAGCGTCGTGATGGTTTCGGCCCGGACGTTCTGGATGTTGGCCGCGTCCGCTTCGTCTTCCCGGAGGAACGCGATATCGCGTTCGTCGAACCACAGCTCCGAGTCGGTCGGGACAGCGACGATGGTGGCGAGCGACCCGGAGACGTTGCGCCACAGGGGCCGCATGGTGATGTCGGCGAAGCGGCGGCGGGCAGCAGCGAAGTTCCCGGCGTTGAGCGACGACCCGGCGAGCCCTTCGGAGAGGCCGACGATGACCGGGTGGACACCACCCGCTGAGGCGATACGGGTCTCGAGGGCCCCCTGGACATTCTTGATGTCCAGCTTCGAGAGGTCCGAGCCGATCACGGTGACGTCGGCACCGCCCCCGGTGTACAGCGTCTTCCCGGCGTTCTCCGGACCTTTGTGGGCGGCGTCCATCTTCTCGACGAACAGATCGAAGTTCGCCGGGGAGATCTCCTTCGGCAACGACACGGCCAGGTTGGGGGTGGCGGCGTTCTCCATGAAGCGGGTCTTGTAGCTGTTGAACGCGCCGTCGGCCAGGATTTCTCGGATGATCGGTGTCAGCCAGCTCATCCCCCGGTAGGAGGCCATCGGGTCGGGCATCGGGGCGAAGTGGGCCACCTCGTCAGGGAGGAGGATGGCCGGGGTGCCGTTCGCGCGGCCGCCGTCGTAGTAGGCGTACCCGCGCCGTTTCCAGCCGACCGTGACCCGTTCGCCGTCCCGGCCGATGTTCGCCTGGCGGGGTTCGAGGATGATGTCGACCCAGTCGGGGCGGAGCTGCACGACCTCGCCGTCGACGATGGAGGTGTAGGCGTTGCCGGCCAGGTCAGCGTGGAGCAGCATCCGTGAGAGGAGGTCGCCGGTGGTGCCACCCGGCCATGGCTCCTCGAGGATGGTGAGAGCCGGGGTGCCGAACAGGTCGCCGGGCCGGCCGTCTCGGATCTGGCGGAACTGGAACCGGGCCTCCGAGAACGTCGCCAGGCGGATCTGTTCCACCGCGAAGACGACACCGTTGGTCTTGAGGACGCCATCGCAGTAGCCGGCGAAACTCGACTCGATCGTTTCGGCCCGTTCCCGGCCCATCGTGGTGAAGTGCCCGGGGATCCCGCCACCGTAGGTGCTGCCTTGGAACGTGAAGCTGTTGATCCAGTCGTCGAAGGTCATTCGCGACGGGAATCGGCTTTGGGTGGACTGGCGGACTAGAGCGTCGAGCAGCTTCACTGGGCGGCCCTCGCTCTCAGGTAGGTGGTGACGTAGGCGGCGACCAGAAATTCAGCCCCGGCGGCGACGAGCCCGAGCGGGATGTTCCACAGAGCGAAACCGCAGGCGACGAGGAGGGCTCCGAGTACGGCGAGGATTATCGCCATGCGATCATCGGCTGCGCGTCACCCGGCTGCGCTGCCCACAGGGCGAGGGTGAGCGCCACCAGCGGGCTCACGTCGGTCGATGTGTTCTTGCGGACCCACGCCCAGGCGTCACCGACGGACCGTTTGGCGGCGCCGGCCACAGCTTCGTCGAGTTTCGGGTGGTGGCGGATCTGGGCCTTGCCGTCCATCACGGAGTCGTAGAACTGGCCGCAGGCAGCGACCATCTCCCGGGCCGACACCGGGGTCACTGTGAGCCCGGCCCGTTCCAGCTCAGGGATTAGTGAACTGGCCGGGCCCACAGCATCAACAACCCAGCGGGCCGACCCGTGCCGCTCGGTCAGTTCAACCGCCCGGCCCACAAGCCAGCCGACCCCGCCGCGGTAGTCGACGAGCTCGCCGGCGCCGGGCGACGCGGCCACGATCGCTCCCGCGCTGCGTTCCGAGTTCACATCCAACGAGAAAACCAGCGGCCCGCCTGGGCTGGCCTCCCCACACACCGCCGCCCAGTTCGGCCCCGGGATCACCCGGTCCTCAGCTTTCGTCTGCTGGTTGAGGAACGCCCGGCGGAACTCGCCGTCGGGCATTGTCGTTCTGGCGTGGACGATGACCGCTTCGGTCTGGGTCCATCCGAGCGCCGGCATGCACCGCCGCCACGTCGCCGGATCGTCGGCATCCTCGTCCGGGTCGGCGGACCATTCGAAATAGGCGATCCCTGAGGTGGCACCGGCGGCGACGGCTTGACGGCCACGCTCGACCGCCCGGTTCAGTGGGAACGACTCGTCGGTGCCCATCGTCGACGCGGTCAGGATCTGGGCCGCGGCCCGAGTGGCCATGGCCGGGATCATGGCCTGGTCGCGGCGGTCGTCGTAGTCGGCGAACAGCTCGTCTTTCAC